TTAGAAAACCTTCTTCTGTTCCCGGTCGGCTTTAAGGATCTCAACCGCTTCCTTAAAGCGCAACGAATGAACGATCTCCCGTTCCCTCAGGAATTTCAAGGCGTCTTGTATATCGACATCATCCGTATAATCGATCAGCCATTGATAAGTTGCGCGCGCTTTTTCTTCTGCCGCTATATCCTCGTACAAATCGGCAATGGGATCGCCTTTTGTATTTTTAGACTCAACAATTTCTTTAATAATCGAGTGCATAAAATGGAACTCCGTAGAAGTCAAGAAGGGTGATAGCAACATCTAGAGGAGTTGCACAAACGTTTCGTTCGTAATAACTAATTTTCCTTGCAGAGATTTTAACATGCATAGAAACTTCATTCAGACTTAAATTTCGAAGGAGCCTCGCTGATCTCAATGTGATCTTAGTGATTGGCCATAACTCCCCCATACCTTGTTCCCACCTTTGATGGTATAATGTACCTGCGAAATCTGCGAAAGGAGATAAAACATTGGCATACTCCCGAGGGAGATGCCTGCTTCAAGACTGGCTAGACATTCGTGGGTTGTCACAAACCGATTTTGCAATTCGTTCCGGATGGTCCAAGAGGATGGTATCCCACTTTTGCAATCGCACTAGATTGATGAGTGTCGAGGCGATGTACACAGCATCTCGTATCCTTGGATGCAACATGGAGGAATTGTACGAATGGCAGACAGAATGAGCGGGTATTGCGGACAAACCGCACTCCCCTGGGTCATTGGGAACGCCGGCGTTCCCAAATAAATTGTAAACCAAATAAATGGTCGAAAGCTGTCGAACTATGTATCCGTTAAGCTTTCAATGATATGGAATTATATCCCTGTCATTTCTGTTACTTTTTACATCCTTCTTACTAAACCAACTGCCATGAAATCAGAGATATCCCAGCAAGTCGACGACTCTCCATTACGCCAGACCTCGACCCTTATCCCCTCTTCAAAACTCTCCATGTATCGTCTAAAGGCATCGATGAATACGGGAGTCACAAGGACATTGACGCCGCCGTGAATCACGACATAGATATCCCTCATGTCAGGCCTCCAGAGATCGGCAAGAATGCCTCCTGGATGTACTTGCCTAGCCTCACGCCTATCTCCGACTTAGCCAGGTCATGGGTAACGAAGAAATTCCCGTCGTATCCCCGACAGTTGTAATTGATGTATAGCGCGAAATCGGTGTTGTCTCCGTCCCATGTTTTAATCCTTCTGGCCCGCAGCTCCTTACGTACACCAATGTGATCCTGAAGCACCCGATCTATCACGAGCTCGATAGAACGTTTATAGAGCGTCTTTAGCGTGTCGGATGACCATTCCATTTCCTTTAGCTTCTTGTCGAGCATCTGAAGGATCAACGGAAGCAGGATAGCTTCTCTTACCAGGTACATCTCGTCTGCTGTTAGCTGGCCTGTGGCCGGTACTGGCACTTTACTCATGATGCCCTCCTAGTTGGCATGACGGCGAGGATACGGTCCAAGTTAAGTGTCCGGAACGCCTGCTTGTCGCAATCAAAGACGCGGGCGCTGCCGTCTCTCACGGAATGCACGGTGACGACCCGCTGCGACAACTCACCTTTGCCATCTTGGTAAATAACTTCTACGCGACGCCCGATAAACTTCTCGATGGACATTCCCGTTCGCCTCCAAATATAAGAACACGTGTTCTTGTTATATTTTGTATTATATATGCGAACTAGCGTTCTTATCAAGTTACAATAAGGAGCCACAGAAAACATCCATCTAACGATAAAATGATGTTTACTTTGTAATACAATTAGTGTATTATAAAGTTAACAGCAAGATACACGGAACACCAACAAGCCGGAGAAACCGGATGAGGCGAAAGGATGATTGCGATGTTAACGATTGATTACGGCACTGGTGTTGTACATACGGTTGAAGGCGATCTGAACGAAGCAAAAGTTGCTGCGCTGGAAGGGATGGCTTACACGCAACAAGACGTTAGAATCCTCGATGATAACGGCGCTGAAATCCTGATCTCCCGTTGGTATGGTGTAGAACCAGCCGAAGACGACGAAGTATTAACTCAGTTCGGCTCCTACGGCTTCTACTCGGAGTGGCAGGAGGGAAACTGATTCCGCCCCTTGCAGGCGTTGCGGAAGCCGCTGAGCTGCTCGGATGGTCTAAGCAACGTATCATCACGTACCTGGGTCGAGGCGTATTTCCTGCCCCGATCCAGCGTCTTGCAAGTGGGCCGATATGGTTTAGGAAACAGATTAATGAGTATCGGGATTCGAGGAACAATCGATGAGCAGAAGAATAGACATCACTGGTCAACGATTTGGTGATCTTGAAGTTATAGAATTAAGCAATGAACGGAATGAACACAAAACGAGATTGTGGAAATGTAAATGTCACGCCTGCGGAGAAATTACTTATGTGGCCGGTACAAGTTTGAGAGCGGGTTATTATAAAAGCTGCGGATGCATTCAACCACTTAAACGCGATTTAGGAGCTAAAAAGCATATAGAATCGGATAAAGTTGATGGAACGCGCAAAACCGCTCTTAAAGCCAAACTGCATAGCGGCAATAAGAGCGGACATAAAGGCGTCATATGGCTAGAAGATCGTCAGCAGTGGAAAGCTTATATCGGGTTCCAAGGAAAAACTATTCATCTGGGGTACCGAATCAGCAAGGAGGAAGCAATCGCATTGCGTGCTGAAGCTGAAGAAAAGTACCATCACCCGTATATCGAAGATGGGCAGGAATTGTAGCCTCGCTGCCTTTGAAAACAAAAAAAGCCCGAGAGCCGAAGCCCCCGGGCTGATCGTTAAGCGACAACGAATGTGAGCCATGCGAGATCAGATATCGTCAGCGTCCGCTTCTTGGCCTTCTCCAGCCAAGACACATCTTTAACCGTGCCGGTGTCGATCAATGCCTTTATCTTTGCCTCAACAATTCCCCATTGATATTCGGAAAGCTTCAATTCCTCTTCCTCCCCCGCGGCCCCAAGGCCGTCATATTTGGTTAAACCATTTGCCGTGACGATCGCCATGAGTTTGCTGGCGTAATCCGGATCGGTTGCATACCCGCAAGACTTAAGCGCCTGGCATTGCGTCAGCGGCGTCGTAGCCGCCCGTACAGCCGCATAGCGATCTTTGGTGAACAGCAGGTCTTGATCCTTGAAATAGTTGTAGATGGACGGATAGGCTCGCCAGTTGGCCGTCGTGTTGACCGTTTTGCCGCCGTATACCTCTTTGGTCGCCGTATTGACGCTGGAGCCGTCCCAGAATGCCGTGGGCTTGCCGCTCCCGACCTTGTAGCCGCCGAGGTTGTTCCAGCTCGGCACGCTGCCGCCTGTCTCTAGCCATGCTTGAGCAATCCGGACGGAAGGCAGCAGCCGGCCGCCCTCCTTGTGGACCTGCATTACGATCGGAGCGATAAGCGCGATAAAGGCGTCTTTGGCGTATTTCTTATAGGTAGCCATCACGCTTCCCCCTTCTGCTTCAGTACCGCGATGATCTGCCTCAGCTTGTCCGGCATCGGCAGCCCGATCCGGCCGTAATTCTCCGTCACGGATACGAGCTCATTCGCGATGTAGAAATAGATCGCGCCGCCCATGACCACCTCGCTGCCGAGTAGAACATCCACTCGATAGCTCAGGATGATGACCAGGAGCATTAAGCCCTTCTTCGCCAGTCCCGCAGCTCCAACCGCTGAGTTAAGGCCGCGTCCCTCCCGGATCGAGGCATACATGCCGCTAACGATGTCGATCGCGATGACGGTTAACAGGAACGTCAGCGACTCCGTCCAGTGTCCGAACGCAAACGTAATAAAAGCGCCGAGAATCCCGGCGCCTGCATTCACTATGGATTGCCAATTCATCTCAGATCAGCCCCTTTTATAAGATCAAGTCCTCTCGTCCCTGTTGTGTCAGGTAAGCGTCGATGCCCGCCTTTAGATCGGCCCGCTTACTGATGACGTATGCGTATCCGCCTTGAGCGTCAAAGGCCCCGTCGATAATCCTCTGAGCCATATATGCCGCCATTACAAGCCACCTCCAAGGATGAGATCGTCAAGAGCCGCTTGCATTAGATTCTGTCGTTCTTCTAGCTGAGCCATCTTCTCGGCTACGGTCGGATCAACCGACGCTTGCTCGATCTGCGCTCGCAGCTCCTCATCGATCAGGTACGCCGTTCCGTTCCAACGATAGTACCCAGCGTTGATCCCTGCAGGCAGGTGGGTAACCTCCAACTGCACAGCCGTATAACCGTCAAAAGGATATTCGATCGCGTCACGGATGATATTGCCGTCTAGTTGAAAATAAAATGTTCTCATTGTCCCATCTCCTTATCTATGAGTAATAATGACCTTCTTGCTTTCTCCGGCCGCACCCGATTCTTTGGCGTAGCCAATCTTTCTTACTGCCGCTGCCCTCCACTCTGCCATTGTGTCAAATAGATAGCAGCTAAAGTTGAATTTATATAACATCAGAAAAGGAGTAATGTAACAATTAAGGGCCAAATAGACGCCATCTGGGGAAATGGTGGCAGCATAGGTCTGACCCGTTGGTAACGAGGATGGGTCAGACAATTTAGTGAATACGTCTTGCGATTTACTGTAAATAGTTACGAACGGAGCTGTAGAGTGACCAATAACCATAAAGTTTCCATCTGGCGAGAAAGCAACAGCATACGAATTGTCGGTCGGCAGAGTAGCTGGGTTAGCCAATTTCGTAAACACATCACCTACCTTGCTATAAATCGTAATGTACGGGGTCGTCCCGTGAGCAGCAACCAAGTAGTTTCCATCTGGAGAGAATGCAACTCCAATAACGGTACCAGTAGGCAGTGTGCTCGGGTTAGCTAATTTCGTGAATGTATCATCTGAACGTTTGTAAATTGTTACATAAGGCGAATTCGCATGACCAACCGCCAAAAAGTTTCCATCTGGCGAAAAAGCAACTCCATTCGCTGCTGACGCAGGCAAACTACTTGGATTTGCTAGTTTTGTGAAGGTGTCTCCTGAACGTTTATAAATTGTTACGTACGGAGAAGTCCCATGACTAACAACCATATAAAGACCATCTGGCGAGAATGTCACTCCGTTTACTGCTGAGGCTGGTAATGTACCTGGATCAGATAATTTCGTGAACGTATCTCCAGAACGCTTGTAAATCGTGATATAAGGAGATGCAATAGATCCAACAGCAAGATAAATTCCGTCTGGAGAGAACGCAGCACAACGCCCTCCCGTACCTGCGGGCAGCGTGCTTGGGTTAGCTAGCTTCGTGAAGCTATCTCCTGAACGCTTATAAATCGTGATGTAAGGTGTTCCGTTATGGGCTACAGCAAGGTATAATCCGTCTGGCGAGAAAGCATTTGTTTGTCCAGTATATGGATTCCCGGTCGGCATGACATCAGGATCAGCGATCTTGGTTGGCGCACCCCCGACTAGGGAGATATAAACGGGATCCTTTACGTTGATCGACTCTGCGAAGATGAACGTTTCTTCTGTCTGCCCCGTGACCGGCGTGACCGCCTTAACCTTGCCCGACCCGTTGTGATAGCCTAGCGGTATTGTCTGTTCGACATCGCCTGGAGTGATCGTGACTGCCCCGATATTAGGCATCGCACCTTCGACAACGCCCGTATCTGTCCCGATCGTCTTGCCAGTAAGAACATCACCCGCGCCTGCTGTCCCATACTCCCCCCCTTCACCCTGTAAGATAAAAGCCGATCCGCTGTAAACGAAGGTATAGATGCCACCGGCCTTACCCGTGAAGTCGTTCCCATTAGCCTTCTTTAGTGACTTGGCTCCGAGACTATTAACATTAAGAGTGGCAGCCGCAGTAACGTCGACATGAAGCTTAATGGCGATCCGGAGACTTTCGACCAGCCCTGTCGGAACAGGAGACAGCGTGACCGCCAATACAGTTGCCGTGCCGGTTGTCGTGCCGTATCCGTTACGGTTATTGGATAGCGCCTTATCCGCTCCGGACATAAGCCCCGAGCTTCCGCCCGCAACCGCGTCGGGGATGACGTCGTTACCCCCGGGGATGTGGCTTGTTGCGTGAGGCCCCGGTGTTGCGTCTCCTGTTGCAGTGAACCTGACTTTCTTCGAGGCAGGATCTGTCGTTATCGCAATGCCTGTTCCTTCCTCGAATGTCAGTTCATCTTCCGGATCGTCTGCTTGAATTCCATTGATCTTGGAGAATGCCGGCTGGTTTACCTCCGCTCCCGCCTCAATCCCGTCCAGCTTGATGAAGTCTTCTGCAGACTGAAAACCGGCTTTCGTTGGCGTAGCGACGGCGTGGGCATTGCCTCCTTTGCCGATGTGGCCTTGGAGATCCGTATCAACGCCGTCGAACCCCTCGGTGATCATCTGGTATGTGTCACTGATGTTCTCATTGCCAGGAAGGTTGCAATATGGATTAGCCAAGCTTCTCAGCTCCTTTCAATTGGGCTATCCTCTGCTCAACGGCCTCTTTAACCCCCTGAAGGATCGCCTCTTCTTGTCCGGGATTATAAGGGACGACGGACATAATGACCGCGCAGATTTCAGGGACCGGCTGCAGAGGGTCGATCTCGAGACGAATCACGGGTTCCACTCTTGCCAATGGGATGACCTCCTTCGAACGTTTGTTTGCAAGGAAAAACCTCCCAATATGTCGAAGGATAGGATGTTGTGCCTATCTACCGAGAAGGGAGGAATCCTCAATGGAGAAAATTTTGGATTGTAGACAATGCGGAAAACCGCTAAAAGAACATTCTGTCTATAACGGTCTTGTTGAAATCAAACAAACCGACAACGGCTTCGAATTGGCGGAAGACAAGATTCTACCTGTCGTCCCTCATATTTGCGATTCATGCGGGTATGTCGAGTTGTATTTACCAGCCTCAGTATTGAAACAATGATTCATCGGTTAACTTGAACCCCGTAGTACGGGGCTGTTTCTTTCTTCACTTCCAGCCGCTCCTTGTGGGCGGCTATTTCTTCGCGGACGATCTGGCGAATACTCTCTTCCACACTTGGCTCAATTTCCACATTCACCTTCACCGTAAGCTCTCCGATATTCGGCATAATGGACACTCTCCTTCGCACAACAAAAAGGCCCGCCAATGGCGGACCGTGTGCATGTTATTTGATTATTGCTGCAGGGCTTTAAGCTGGGCTTCGATAGTGGCTTTTTCGGCTTCCAATTGATCAATTGTTGCTTTTGTTTTTTCATTATTCTTGGTTGTTATTTCAACAAAATCTGCCAATTCCGGGTATGCTTTTGCGTTTTCAATTGTTTTTTGAGTTTCATCATAAGAGGCTTGAGCTGCAGCAATTCTCTCGGATATTTCTTGAATTTGTTGATTGAGCAACGCTATTTTCCCTTGTTTCGCCTCGTCATCCAACGCCGAAGCGCCTCCTTCAGTTGACGCACTTGAAGTGGTCAAATATACCGTTCCATCCTTGAATTCAACGCCTGCTTGGAATGCTCCTGCCAGAGAACGAACCGGAAGTAGCGTCGTTCCTTCTGCAACCGAACCCTTCTCGGAAAGCTTTTTTCCATCAAGAACGATAGGCACCTCAGATGTAATTTTCTTTCCAATCAAACCTGCAGAAGCGGCATACGTGCTGGCAGAAACCGTTAAAGCGACGCCCACCACTGCGCCGAGAAGAAATGTTGGAATCCTTTTCATGTGGCACCCTCCCATGTTATTCCATTTGGTGACAGTATACCACATGTTACGAGACAGGAATATTTACGGTTGCAACCTGCGTTCCAGCCGCGTTATAGAATTTAAGATTCCGAGTAGAATTATCAAACGCTACATTGACAATTGCTGTCGACGCTGAAGCCTTTGCTGCAAGTGCAGCCTCCATCGTTTGTCCTGAAGCTGATAAGCTAGACCAACCTCCCTGAATTGAGATACCCCCTCCAGCATTTAAAACGAGAGAGTTTTGGGCATTTAACCATACGTTAGTACCGTCCATCACTAAGCTTCCGATCCTTGCTCCGCCCTTGAACATTTCCAATGCTGGACCGCTCCCGAGTAGCGGATTCAAAGCGATATAGTCAGAATCGTTGTAATAAGCAGCAAGCAGTTTGCCGGTTGTGCTAAGTTCAATTCTCTGTCCGCTAGCCGCCGTCCGAATCAGTGATCCCGTAATCGTCGTGCCGTTTATCGTTCCTCCGGTAATCGTGGTTCCACTGATTGTCCCTGCGCTTATCGACGAACCCGAGATCGTCCCGCCGATGATTGTCCCTGCCTGGATTGTGCCGCTGAAGATGCCGTCCACGCCTTCCAGCGTGCCGGAGAACTTGTATTTGTCATTCGCGACGTCAAACCAGAGCGCCTTGCTGCTCCCCTTATAGAAGGTCAGCTCGTCCGCATTAAAGACAGCCTTCGCCTTCCCGTCATCTCGATCAATGACAAGCCCTTCTTCTTTGCTCGTCGTGACCCCGTAATAGGATTTCCCTTGCTTAACGGCCGTCTTGTCGATCGTCTCAACCTGCTGCGTCAGCGGGCCCTTCGTCACAAACTCAGACCGCTGCTCGGACTTGCTCGGTGCCTTGATGGACATCTTGAGCCCGCCCTTGAAGGAGAGCGTCTGATGCAAGATGATCGACTTATAATGGACCATGCCATCCCACGGGATATTGGCATTAGCCCACTGCAATGTCATCTCTGCCCACGTCGCACCTTCATTCCGGGAAAAGTCGATCGAATCCCCAGGCTCAAGCTGCGGGAAGCCGCGGGTATCCATCTCAACAGGCTGATAGGAAAATCCGTTTAGCTGCGCATACAGGTCATTGACGATCTGCTGTGTCGCGAACGTATTGTCGAGGCTAAGCGTATGCCCTTCGTCCCCCGAACCGGCACCGTAGATGATGTCATCCTCCGTACTGGCCGTTACCACGATGCGCGTGTACGTCTTGATGGGGTTGGTCAGCTTGGCGCGGATGTAATCTCGAGACGTCATATCGAAGTCAATCGGTGCCGCGGCCGCGAACCGCTTGAACTTGATCTTACCGTCCAGAGAGACAAAAACGCTTGCCGCATTGCACCCCGCGATGTTCGCCATGACCTGCCTCATGGTGAGGTTGGTCGGCGCCGTCTCGATCGAGTAGGACGGATCAATGACGACGTCCTCGCACTCGTATCCGAGTGAGTTGCAGATATCATCCCAGACAGCCCGCTGGCTCGCCGGGAAGCTCAGCAAAGACGTATACGGTTGATCAGCCCAGATCAGCTTGTCATAGCACGTATACGTCCAGTAATTGTTCACCCGCGTGCGTGTGTCGATGTAGAAGTCTCCAAGTGGCAACCATTCCGTCGAGCCGCTCTCCCACGCGACGTGCATCTCGTTCCATGGGTACTTTGCGGAAGCCCAAGTCAGGTTTCCGGTATCGATCGCCAGATAAGGCGTCATCTGTGCGTTAACCGGTATCTCGCCGCGCATGCGAAGGTTGATCGTCAACTTGGACGCGACCGCCGCGCCGACCGTGAACTCATCGTTAGGCGAAATCCCATTCTCGATTGTGAAATCCACGATTACAGTGTTGTCGTATTCAACCCCGTCGACGTCGACCTTAACGATGAACTGGTGGTCCATCCGGCGCAGGTAGTCAGCGTAAAGCGCGCTTAATTGGTACATATCCTCACTGCTCCGTTAACGTGATTTGGAGTTGATCCCACCAGACCACGCCATTCTTCTCGATCGCAACAGGCGCCGGCCGATTCCCCGCATAAAACGTCCGCGTTGCATAACCGCCGTCCATGGGGTCCGGATAGTAAACCTCGAAGAAGACACCCCGCATTGATTTGAGCAATGCCGATATCTTCTCCATGGGGAGAGCAGTAAACGTCATCTCAATCTGCCTTTTGACGGCCACACGGTCTCGATTCATCGTTCCATCGACTGTCCGAGTTGTGGAATCTGCGTCGTCCAGGTCCAGCACCGTAACACTCATCTGAGCGGGGTAAGCGGCGATCTCCACGCCGTTTATCTTCATCAACATATAGATCGCCTCCTAAAATGCAAATGGACTCACACCCGTCCTCTTGACTTGCGTATTATTCCAGTTAGCAGCCGCATATCCGACGGCGCTCTCGGAAATAATTGCTTGGACTGGCTTGCTCTCCTTGACCGCCTGGAGGATCATTCGAAGGACTGATACCATCTCGCTGTTGTCGCTTCCTCCTTCGATCATTCCTTGCAGTTTAGAAAGCGGGGAGATGACTTCCGGGTCACTCGCAGCGCCGCGGTTATCACCGACCATCGCAAGCGTTGGACCATAAGCAAGACCGCCCTTGGCTAGCTTCGGAATCTTGGGAATCGAGAATCCAAAAGAACTGTAGCCAGTAAGATCCTTCACCCAACCAGGGATGTCGATCTTAATACTATTGAGACCATCAATTAAAGAATTGATTCCGTCGATGATCTGGTTAAGCGGAAACTTCACGATTCCCCATAGAGAATCGAAAACACCTTTGAAGATCGTCTTAACGCCTTCCCAAGCCTTCTTCCAGTCTCCAGTGAAGATTCCTGTAATAAAGGTCATGAGACCAATGAACGTCGTCTTAACCCCGTTGATAATATCACCGATGGTTGTGAACGCAGTCCGGAAGGTAGAAACGAGGGTTCCCGATATGAAGTTTGCCAACGGCTTCATAGCATTCTGCCATAAGTAATTAATGACGTCGATTAACCCTTGGAGGATCGGCATGATCGTTATTTTGATAAACGATCCAAAAGGAGAAAAGACATTCTTCCAAAGGAATGTCAGAACCGCCGACACCGCTTCGACCGCAGGCCCGAACATTTCCTTAAGGGCTTTCCCTAGCGGAACGATTACAAGCTCCCAGAAGTCCTTAGCAACTGCAGCGACTGTTTTGAATGATATGGCTAATGCCTCACCTATTACCTTTCCAATTGGCACAAGGACGGTTGTCCATAATGTCTGCAGGAAGTCCCCGAATGGAACGAGAACGTTTTGCCATAGCCACTGCGCTGCCTTCGCAACAGCATCCCAGGCGATCGGCATAACATCAGAAAGCCAAGCTCCGAACGGTTCCATGACGTTCTTCCACAACCACATTGCGGCCTCGCCAATTTTTTCGAAGATCCCGTTTACCAGATCCCGGAACTTCTCGTTTGTGCTGTAGAAGTACAGAAGAGAAGTTCCGACTCCTCCGAGTATCGCAAGGATCTCCCATAGGTGATCTTTCAGCTTCGCCCAAACGTTATCGACGACTGCCTTGAACTTCTCGTTAGTCTGATACAGGTAAACAAAGGCCGCAACCAGAGCAGCAACCGCGACAGCGATCAGTCCAATTGGACCCGTTAAAGCCGCCCATGCTACTCTTATCGCGGCGCCAAGTTTCTGGAATGCCGTTGTCAATGCCGTTACACCCGCGGCCCACTTCGAGGCAACAATATAAGTCGCGAAGCCTGCCGCTAGTCCCGCCAGCGCCGACAGAATGATAGCCTTGTTCTTAACGATAAAGTCCTTCATTCTGCCGAATGCCTTACTGACCTTGTCGGCCATCTCTTGAGCCTTCTTGGAGACTTCCTCCATGCCCTTGCCGACTCCACCTACCAGAGAGTCGTCCGTGATGCCCACTCCAGCGGCAGTATCAGCAGCACCAGCCGCTCCACCGCTCTTATCTCCGATGAGGTTGACCTGATCGAAGCTAGCGACGGATTGCTTTGCCTTCTTGCCAGCCGTCTTATATGCGTCGCCTAAATCAGTCACAGCCGCAACTTGCGCCGACGTTTGTTTTGTTTGATCGTTGGCCTTCCCGCCTCCGAATAATGCTTGCATAAACTGGGATACAAACCGCATTGCAGTAACGAGCGCTGATGCCATTCGAGTTAGTGCAGGTAGGATGCTGTTGTAAATCGGTAAGAATGCTTGTCCTAGTGCTTCCTTCACATTCTGGAGTTGTGCGATCAACTGGTTATGCTTGACCATCGTATTGTTTTGTAACGTGTCGCCATAGCGACGGGAAGTTTCCATCAGGACGTGCATGAGCAGGATTTGCTTTTTCTGTGCAGTCCCTAATTGGTCCCAAGGTTTTCCATTAGATAACTCCTTGAATGCTTTTGAAGCCGTGATGGCAGCTACACGAACGTCCACACCCAATTCATCCGCTCCATCTGCTTCTTGGTTAAGTGCAGAACGGATACGATCGACCACTTCCGTCATTCGCATGCCAGTACTCGCTGAAATCATCGAAGCTGCCTTCAACGTATCCTGCGTTAGTTTAAGCGTCTCCTTCGAACCGCTAGAGAAATCAGATATTACCCGTGCGTAGGTCGCCCCGTATTGAATCGCCGCGCTTCTTGATAAACCAAATGCTGATGCGGTATTGCTTGCCCAACGATTAAACTCCTTAGCGCTTTCGCCCATCGTTCGCTCGAGCTGGCCAAATGCCGCTTCNACCTGCATGGCATTCTTGATTACACTACTAAGTCCNGCTCCAATGCTCAGAGTTGCAAGAGCTGCACCGACACCCTTCAAACTTCTTGAGATGTTGGATTTGAAGTCGGTCAGGTTCTTATTTGCCTTTGCCATCTCCCGGCGCATCCCGCTGAAGTCAGCTCCGGCACGAACCATTAGGTTCTTTACGACTGCCACATATTCACCCGCTCGTTCCGCCGAATGCGGCGTTCAGTTTCTTCACGTTCTCAAGCATCTGTTCCGGTGTCTGAATTCGTCGCTTAGGCTTGTCATCTTCAATGAGCTTTTTGAGCTGCGGTATCTTCTTGGCACGACTCAAAGAGGCCGTCAGATACGCTAGGGTAATTCCCTCGCGGTTCTCGGCCTTTGCTCGCTCATTGTAAGCGTGGATATAGAGATTCAGTTCATGAGGCGTAATCTCGTTGTATTCCGTAATCGTGACGCCTACTCGGATAGCCGCTTTTAAACTTTCTTGCCAGTCCCACTTACCGCAGCTGGCTTCACCGCCAGCTCCTGCGAGTTTCCCTCCGGGACCTGCTCTCCGAAGGAACCGAACGATACGTTAAAGGCTTCTGTCATCTTCTCTACGATGTGAGAGAATGACGGAGCCTGGTCAAGAAGATCCTCCATATCTTCGAGCCTCAGCAACTCGCCGTTCGATTTCGCATCGGACAACAGGCCACAGTAAAGGAACTTCTCGATTTCACCGAGATCGAGTTTGCTCGTGTCGAGGTCATCGATGTTCATGCCCGTCAGCGCAACCAGTTGCTTCAAGGCTTTATGACCGAATCTAAGCTGCCGCGGACGATCAAGATCGATCATGACCACATCGTTATTTCCGTTACTCATGTAAATCCCTCCAAATTGGAATAGACCGGAGGTTATCCCCCGGCCTTGTGATTTGTTCTTGCTTATCTTACGGCGTCGTCGGAAGCTTCAGTGTCGGCTTGCCCGATACCTTAAGCGTTCCTTCGAAGCTTACGGCGTCTTCCAGTTCGGCACTCGTCGAAAATCCCGTTACAACCGCGTTGAACTCCCAGGAGGCGCCGAGCGCTGCCGGAAATACGATTTTGCAAGATTGCGTTTCCCCGCTTTCGAATGCAGCATAGACGGCTGCTTGTCCATCGTCTTCTGGGTTGAAGAATCCAGAAATGCTTACTTCGCCAGCATCCTTGAATCCACCGATGAACTGACGGTAACCGCCATCGCTGTCCAGGCTCGTCACGTCGATCGTGTCGGCCGATAGCTCGAGTCCACCAATCGAGGACAGCTCCGCAACAGGCGTCGTTCCAAAGAGTAGTTGTGTTCCAACCGCGCGTACTGCCAAGGTACATACCCCCTTCAAATATGAACATTAAATGAGATCACACATCGATGAAGCTTCGGAGCGGATTCAAACATCTCAACCGGCTGCTCGTAGGTGATTTCATAAACAAAAGGACCATCGTCTCCGATCGTCCTTTGTTCGAATCCCACAATCAGAGCAATCGCGACGTTCTCCAAGTCTTTCAGCTCACCGTATGACTTTGCAAAGAGGTTGATTTCTCCCTCGATTGACTTGCTTACCAGATGGCCGGCAAGAGCCTTGTCTTGGCGGCCAAAACTCGATTGATATTGCGCATATGGCGCTCCCTTCCCCGGTGTGGAGATTGGGTAAACCTTTCCGGAAAGCCCCGGTATCGTTTCGAGCTCGTAGGTTAATGCTTCTTCGAAGTTCATCGCGTTCACCCCCTCAGCGCCTTGTCTACCGCTTTGCCAGCGACGGAAACGATCTTCGATTCAATCGCTCTAACATTATCGGTAAGCGATCGGCGAAGGAAGTGATAACCAGGAACGTATCCACCGTCAACCGTAACGAAGCCATATTCTTGGGATGCCGGATAGTAGTAGCGATGCCCGCTCTCGGTTATCTTGACGAAAATGTCGTTCTTGGCTGGGTCCATCATGACGTCGTACATCTTCTTTCCAGCCTTAACCCGCCTCTCTGGCTTCAGGATGATTCCGTCACGAAGCGCCCCGGTATCTACCGGAGCATTTGCCTTAGCCGCCTTCAGGGCAATCTGAGCGCCTGCACGTGCGGCCGGCGTAACTACCGACATAGGAACTTTCCCGAGCTTATTAAGAGATCGCTCCAGTTCCTTCATCCCCTCAATCTTGAATCCCTTCGCCATCGGCTAGCCCTCCATCGGATAACGGCTGCAGACAAGCTCCAGAATCTCGCCGTTTCGGCTGAAGGTCCGAATGATGTGATAATCCGTTTCCCCGTATCGAGCTTTCTTCTCGTCCTGGTATTCCTGCTCCCGGACTTCAAAGACGATTTCCGGTTTCAGTCCCGCGGCGAGTGCCTGGTAAAACTCCGATTGACGGACGGACTTCTTATTCGCGAAAACTTCTCTCGGATCGCCGTCTGTCTCCGTCTCATCGCCGTAACTATCCCGGCCTTCAAGAGTGGGAATCAAAGAGATGACATCTCGCCACATCATGCGTCATCACCTACCGTGAACTCCTGGGATAGCGTTAGATGGGCCTTCAGCATGCTGTAAGCATCCCGCAACCGATCCGCGTCAGGATTGTCATAACCGAAGTTAGCCTTCGCATAGGTAATGATCGCTCTCTTAACCAGTGGGTCCGGTTCATCGAGATCCGCCTTCGCAGCGAGGACGCCTGATAGTTTCAGGTCGTCCCTAGCTGCAGCGATCAAGTCGGAGACTTCTTCATCGAATGCCGTATTACTCGGGCTTATTCGGAGTGCCTTCTTTACCGATTCCATCATCGCCATCGTCAGCAGCTCCTTCCAAGAGACCGAGATCGGTTAGTTCTTTGATGCGTTTGGCGTCCTTGGACTCATACTCGTCGCCGGCGCGATAGCGCTTTTTGCTCGCCGTTTCTTCAAAGCCGAGAATGACCTTCTTCTTCATTCGTCAGGCCTCCTTAGACCGTTGCGGCCTTTTTGATGATGATGACGCCGTTAGGGTCGAGGATCTTGCCGTCAGCGATCAGAATCGCCTTGTCGACCCATTGATTTGTTTCGTGGTCCATCCAGCGGAAGAGCTGCATGCTCAGGTTGCTGTTGATCGCATAGTCGGACAGTTTGCAGAAGACGGCGATGACATCGCCAGTTGCAGCAGCGTCGAACGGAGCGATTACATCGTCTTCGACCAGGATAACCTCGCGGCCGCTGAATCGTTCTTGCGGTCCATCCGTGATGCCATGATCGACGCGGCCAATCGGTTGACCCGTCGTGTCCGTCATGCCATCGATGTACGTTTCGAAGGTACCGGCCGCCATGATAAACGAACCGCCAGCGCGGTAGGCAAGAGGAATCTTCGCGAAGACTTCCTTCTTCCATGCCGCCCACGTCTTGGCTTCCGCCTCCGTCAGATCGACCTTGTTTGCAGCAGGGATGCGGGTGTCTACCGTGACCCCGACCGGTTGGCCAGTGCCGCTGCCCTTAATGATTGCGATGTCGAGCGCCTTGATCATTGCCTCAGCAATCAGATCCGAGATAAGCGTCTCGAAAATGTCCAGCGTGACCGTCTCAGCCAGCAGGGACGTTGCTACGCGGCATTCGAGGCCGTAGTAGCTGAAGATGACGCTAGTATTGGCTTGCACCTTCTGACGGTCAGAAACAGCCGTTTCACCGATCCATGTAGCGACCGGCTTGAGCGACAGAATCGGCACCGATACGCCGCCTTTGATGTTAAGCTTGCGGACGCGGGAGAAGATTTGACCATAAGATGTCATCTTGCGAATGACTTCGTTCAGGATGGTCGATGGCACCACGGCCGCTGCATCCGTCGTCGTGGTTACCGCATTGGCGCGGGATTCAAGAAGGTCGGAACGCTTGCCGGACTTCGCGAACTCCATGAACGCGCGGCGGTATTCCAGCGAGGTTGTCACGTCTTCATCAGCGCGTTGCTCCGCAGGGTTTGCATTCGGGTTTTCGAAAGGTGCGCTGCCGGCTGGAATGCCGTTTCGAAGTGCCTCGCGCTTCTCGATCAGGGACTTCTCTGCATTCAGTTCCCGGATCTCAGTCTCAAACGATGTGATCTGCTCATCGTTCGCTGTGTCCAGCGCAGAGCGGATCTCGGCAAGTCTTGCAATGATTTGTTGGATACGATTCATGGATAATAGCTCCTCTCGATTAACACATGGTTTTAAGTGCAAGTCTTTTGCGGCGAAGCTTGTCTTCTCTGAAGGACTTGTAAGGGTCCTCCACACTGCGAACGGCAACTTCGGTATCAGGGTAGGCAGGGAAGCCGGTCGGGCTGATCTCATATAGGTCAGCCTCTTTGATGGTTCGAACGATGTTATCCGGGTCTGTGTCGTCCCACTCTTCGATCCGCTGCTGGAACCCAAAACTTACGCCATCAACATCGCCGCGTTTGATCGATTCAAAGGCGTTGTCTCCAAGCGGGCTGTTCGGCAAGTCAATCTCAAACCTTAGCCCGATGTCGTCCTCTGTCAGCCTTAAAGTTCCGTTCTTCGTCCGACCTAGCACCTGGTTGGTGTCATGACTCCATAGAGCACGCTGATCAAACGACTCGAGCGACTTCGTAAAGGCACCTCGGACGAATTTCTCTTGGAATCTTCGCCAGTAGCCGAGTTTCTGGGATAACTGCTCCCACTTGACCGCGTAACCCGTGACGGTCCTCTTGCCGTCTTCTTCTCGCAACTCGACTCTAAATTCCGGTAGCTCACGTATCTCCACCGTCGTCATTTTCTTCCTCACCTCCCTTCCCCGGATCGTCTTCACCAAGTTGATACTTGTTTGCTTTATCCGCCTGAACATAGTTAAGGGAGACGATGTACTTATCGCCTCCCTTGATGGGTCCCATATTGAAGATTTCTCGGCCTTCGTTCTTGTTCATCAGTCCGCGGTCGACCAACGTCTCAATGATCTTGATTTTGGTATCGTTGCTGGCGTATTGCAGGCGATTTGCTTCGAACAGGATCTCGTTTCCATGACCCTGCGCTCGATCGCTGAACACCTTGCTCGTAAATTCAAGCCCCATCTGGACCGCGAACGGTTCGATCATGGACTCGTAAAATGCGGCCCACTCTTGCTCTGAGAAGTTTGATTGTACGATCTTCTCATTGCTTCCGAAGTAGCTCTGTACCTTGGAAGACAAGGCCTTCATAGTTTTTTCGTCAATCATCTTAGGGTCGTTCTTAAGCTCCTGATACTCTGCCTTCGCGTCTGTTGCCGCTATGCCGCCATTGTTGGCTGCTGTTAGGTAATCGTCCCTAAAGGCTTCCGTTTGCTTCTTCATGTCTTCAGGCTTTAGCATGCTTGTGAACTTAAGAATCCCGCGAATGAAAGCCGATTGTTTGACTGCATTTCCGATACCTTGGTCTGTTGTCGAGATGAGTTTGAGCATCGGACTTAGCGCCTCAAAGTTCGACTCGCCAAATAGATCATTATTGAAGTAGAAGCGCCTCAGGTGGATGACGTCCTCATACGGCGCTGTGTACCATTTGCCGTCGTAGAACCGGAACTTAACTGCAATTCCGCCTTTGTAATCGTGCAATTCTACTCCCGCAGAGGTTAACGGGTAGAACGCTTCAACCGCGTTTGTCGCCGGATTGCGCTTGATCCAAACGAATGCGTTATTTGTCATCAGAAACTGAGTTCCAAGCCGGTAATAGAAGATAAAGGCGTTCATCAGCGGATTTGGCCTTGTCTGCAGCAACCATTCGATGTTGGAATCGCCCACAGGTTCGACTTTGTTTCGCTTTCGTCTGATATGCTTCGGCTTCAATTTGCCAACATTCCGAGCAAAAGCATCGACTGTAGATCGGACAACATCGCTATTGTAACCATCCCCGGAGAAATCATAGAATACAGGCGAACTGTTGAGCATCTGCATGACTTGCGTTGTCTGCGGCGCCGGCTGTTCGCGGCCAAAGATGATTTTGAATAGCGATCTCTTCTCTGCCATATGTCCCTTCCTCACCTCCTTCAAATTAGCGCCTGATAGTCTTCCATGTGGTTAAAGAGAATGGTATAAGCGATAAGCAAAGAGACCGCGCCATCGATGCGCCGTCTCTGATTCTTTCCCTTTATTGGCCGTATGTTGTCGTTCTTGTCTCGCTCTTCAACCGTGTTTGTAAGACACCATTTCAGGATAGGGTTGTTGTTGTAATTGATCTCCTTAGCAGCGAGATCCGCCCCCATCTCCTTCATTGGCTGGCTGAGCGTTTGCGGTCCCTGGCGAACGACTTCCATCTGGAACCCGCGGCTGATCATCTCATCAACCCAATATTTCGAGTTCCATGGATCATAACCGACCCATACAGGCCGCATATCATATTCTTCGACCATTTGGATAAACCAGTTTGTCACGTCGCTGTAATTGACCTTGTTGCCTTCGCAGAGCGTCAACAAGCCACGATCCGACCATAGGTCGTAAGGGATTTTGTCCTCTCTGACTCGTGACTCGAGCAATTCGGCCGGCAGGAAGTATTGCTGGAGGACGTATTTCTTCGAGCTCCCTGGCTTCATGAGCAGAAGTGTTGCGCAGCTCAGGTCCGTCGTGGCCGACAAGTCCGCGCCCCCCACCGCATAGCAATCTCGGATTTCCTCCATATCGTAAGTCTCTTGGTTGTCGATATCTTCGAACGACAGCCAAGCGTCAGCCGATGTCTCCCGAATATTGAAGTCCTTCGTGAGTAAGTTTTTCACGAGCATAGGGTTAGCTTTCGCCTTGTTGACCTTCGTCTCGACCTGGTCGACTCGCTTGATTGTCCCTAATCCCGGGTTTGCCTTAGGCCAATGCACCTTATCCGTCCACTCAAGCCTGTTGTCGAGCTCGTAGATGACCGGAAGGAATCTCGGGTCCTTGTAACCGTTAGGATCATCGATGCCGTTAAGCAACATCTCCGCTTCGTCATACTTCATATCGTAGACAGATTCTCGCACTGTGCCGGCCGTCGTGATCATTACGATCAGCGGCTGCTCCCGCGAGCTTGTGCCGTCCACGATGACATCATAGAGGTTTTTGTCCTTCCAGGCGTGGATCTCGTCCATCATGGCGCCGTGAACGTTCAGACCATCAAGCGTGTCGGAGTCAGACCCTAACGGCTTAAAACTGCTATCATTCCACTCACTGACAAGCTCAGAGACAAGCGGCTTAATGCGTCGAAGTAGGACCGGAGACTTCTTGACCATGCGCTTTGCTTCGAGCCATACGAGCTTCGCTTGGTCCTTCTTTGTCGCTACCGCATAGACCTCGGAGCCGGGTTCTCCGTCTGCAATCTGAAGGTAAAGGCCAATCCCGGATGCGATCGTCGATTTCCCGTTTTTACGGGCGACAACAAGCATGACCTCGCGGTATTTCCTCGTTCCTTCGATTGCATGCACGAATCCGAACGTGGCAGCAAGGAAAGCCTTCTGCCATAACTCCAGATCAATCGGCCGGCCGCCCCACTTGCCCTTCGAGTGCTTACAGAAGTTCTCGATGAACTCGATCGCATGATTGGCTCGCTTTGCGTCATAGATGTATTCGGAATCTTTATCATAGACGTCCGCGGCTAACTTTTTGTAAATCCGGCGTACCTTGTCACCAACAACGACGGCGCCACTCTCAATCTGATCCCAGTATTCAAGGATCGGATTGTAGGCGAGTGGATACACCTTTTTAAGAGCACTCATCGGCTATACACGAATTCATCGAATCCATCTTCCTCTGGACCTGCCTTTTTCTCAATCGGGAGCAAGTCGGTGAGTTGCTTCATAATAGCCATGTGATTCTTGATCATGGCATTGTATATCTCCACTTCAGGAGACTTCTTCGTCCCCCACTGGTTCTCGCCATTCTGATAAGTGCTGACGGCGCCCTCCTTATTGATCGTTTCCTGCAAGTCCTGCAGCGTAACAACCATAAAGGCTGCGTTATCAATCAGGGACTCCGCGATCTTCTTCGATCTTGTCTCAAGTTTGGCGAACTGCCGCTTAATCTTCGCTTTCTCGGCGTTTATTCGCTTTGCCTTTTCGTCGTCCACCGGGACTCCCTCCTTTCGTAATGACCACACCCCCTCACGCGTGTGACCTGTGTGTTATTTGAATGTGGACACATCGGTCTCTGAGCGAGGTTGCCACTCTCTTCATAGGGGGGGCTAGACGTGTCGGCTCAGTCTCGAGACCAACCACTCACCAAGCTCCTTCAGCCTCAACGCCTTACCTATTTCATTCAGGAATCTATTCCATGCTTGGTTGAACTCTTCGAACTCTCTCATGTCTCTCACCTCGCTACCAGATTCCCTTGCTCATCAAACATCAGCCCGTCTCCTACTGTCCCACTGCCATGGTGTTCTCTGTTGTGGCATTCCTGGCATAGTAACTCGAGCTTGTTATGGTTCAGTGATATGTTTGGGTCATTGATGTTCTGAGGTGTTAGCCATACCTTGTGATGCACGATCTTTCCTGCTCCACCACATCTCTCACATAATCCATGCCGTAAATGAAAATAAGCGTCACGACATTGTCGCCACGCTTTCGATCGATAGAATGATTTAGCCCAAACTTTCAATTGCCAGTCACTTCCATGTCGTGCTATTATCTTCTTGCACCGTTCGGAAAGCATCCGGCGGTGTCTTTGTTTTTTTCGGGTGATGCGGGAATGGATTTGCACCATTCATGGTGTGCACCGAAGGCTTATTCTCTCGTCTGCACCTCACCCTACGAGATATAGCGTCTACCTATTCCGCCACCGCATCATGATAATATGGAGCCACGCCGCACCGCCCATTCGCGGTAGGAGGAAGGGTACGGCTCTGTTCCCGTAACCTTGCGACGTGGCCGGAAAATAGAAAGGGAACCGTTCTCGCTCAGTCTCCAATCTAATTGGACACCTTACGGTACTTAGTCCCCATACTCAGCAATTGCCCCTCTCTACTTGACCGTCAACGTGGCACGTTAGCGGCGACCAGGGAATCCCGATCCGATAGAGACGAGCAAGAAAAGGAATCTCTCGCATGCACCTCGATCCGTATGAGTTTGCACACAACATATTGATCTTGCTCTGCGAGAATGGAATAAGCGACCGCCTAACCTCCTTGGAGATTGACAGCCGCTCTTGAGAGCTTGCACTCTCTTCTCTAGTCCGGACTTTCCGATCCACAGAAGAAAATACAAAATAGTGGGTTTCAAACCCGTCCCCATCTCCACACGCTCGGCGACTCGCGCCTAAGGTCGTTCAGACCCACCGCATGGCCGGGTCCCGCAAATAATAAGGGATACAGCGGGAATCACCCGAGCTTTCGCTCTATGATCCAACTGTATCCCGATATAACTCGCATATTTGTCGCGCCTTACTCGCATGTTTGTCGCATTTTTCAGTCAATGTACTTTAGGGAGTTAGCCACGGACTCAATTCCCTCGTTGATCTTCCTCGCTACAGTAGCCGGGTGCATATTCCCGAAGTACGCTACCGTTACGACGTATTTCTGCCCCTTGATGTACCTCATCTCGATGATTCGTCGGACTTCCTCATCCAGAATCAGTCTTACGGCTCTCTCGATGCTAGCTGTCGCTTCCTTGTAGGCAGTATAAGCCTTTCTCTGTTTCGGAGCAAGCGTGTCTACCCCTTCTTGCTCCAACGCGCCTACGAGCGACTTCAGCCGACGATACTTGGACAATAGCGTNTTGGTTAGCTTAAACTCTTCNGATGTTGCNTCGGGAAAGAAGTCCAGTTGCATGGCGTTCATGCTTCACCTCTCTTCGGCGCCTTGTATTCGTCCGGATGACGCAGGACATATTCATGCCCATTTACGGCTATTACCGTGGGAATGTCCTTTTTCGCTTTGACGATTGTCACAACGGCCCTGACGGTGTTCCCTTCGCCTTTAAGCGCGATAGCCCTCGGGGTTGCCTCTCTCCGCTCGATGTAACCCTTGTCCTCAAGTTCAGTGAGGTATCGAGCTACTGAGCTTGTAGAGGCCAGCCCGACGCCTCTGGCGATCTCTCTGACGGTTGGAGAGTATCCTTTGTCGGTGATGTACTCCCGGATGTACCGGAAGACATTCAACTGCTTATCAGTTAGCGGCTGTTTCATCTCTCTGTCCCTCCAGAGCGCCCAGAGCGGCCAAAATAGCAAGACATAACGCATGTGGAGACGATTCTCCCTTTACATCTTCGTCAATTCCCTCGTCGTCATTCCAAACAGTTGCTCTCTTGCCTTGTATCGCCCATTCGAAGCTTCGGCGCTCTATCTCCTCTACTACTAGACGCATTCCTTCCCATGTGGTGGAGTAATCATCGAGGTAAATGAGTTTTCCGTCTTGCCGTTCGGTGTTTCGTCCGATAACGCCTCTGTATACCTTGTATCCGAATACTTTCTCGGCTACAAGTATGTTAAGTTCATGACCAGGCTGATCGTTGGTGTTCATTCTATTTACCTCCCTCGGATTGATTTTTGTAGATCCATCCGTCAATATGCGGTGTCTTGTGTAGGTAACTGACTCCTATTCCCCAGTGTTGAATGCAGTAAACGCCGCACTTTTTGCACTGCCAAAGGTTTTCCGATACACTTCTATGATTTGCGATTATTTTAAAATAATGGCGGCATAGATATTGGCGCAGCTTGAGCATGTTAATACCTCCCTCTTACTTGAATGATGACCTTATACGGCTACCGCTGTCGCTAAGCGGATTCGGTCGTGGCGATGGCCTGCGGCAAAATAATTATTCTGTTCGCCATTTGTTCGTGTTTACTTTGTAATACAATTGGTGTATTATAAAGTTAACAACAAGAGACGCGGAACACCGACAAGCCGGAGAAACCGGATGAGGCGAAAGGATGATTCTAATGTTTACGATTGACTACGGTACTGGCGTTATCCATACGGTTGAAGGTGACCTGAACGATGCAAAGACTGCTGCACTTGAAGGCATGGCCTATACTCAAACCGATGTAAAAATCCTCAATGAGAATGGCGCTGAAATCCTCGTATCCCATTGGTACGGCGTAGAACCGAGCGAAGACGACGAAGTGCTTGCTCAATTCGGTTCCTACGGCTTCTACTCGGAGTGGCAGGAGGGAAACTGATCCCGCCCCTTGCAGGCGTAGCAGAAGCCGCCGAACTCCTTGGATGGACGAAGCAACGCATAATCACGTACCTGAGTCGAGGCGTATTCCCTTCCCCGATCCAGCGTCTTGCAAGTGGGCCGGTCTGGTTAAGAAAGCAAATAATTGATTACCGGGACTCTCGTAAATGAGAGTCCTTTGTGTATTCGTCGTTTGACCGAAATACTCAGCGTTAGCGGCGGACGATGATATATCCCTTAGTCCTTTTGATTTAAGAGGGAAATGTAATTGTGAGCACCTTGTAACCAGGGAGAACATGTACTTCGCCCTCACCTGTTCCGTACTGTCTTTCTGGCTTCACGTCCTCGATTGACAGAGTAACGTTTGCTTCTTTGTCCGGCTTTGGGATCGTCCACATCAGACCGCACCGACAATGTATTGAGTCATGGGTGGAATCTTTGAAGAGCAGTCCCGGATGAATCTCTCCGCACGTACACTTAATCTCGAATTTGATCATCCGGGCTATCTCCTTTCTCTGTATAACGGGATAGGATGGAGTCTAAATGCCAGACAGCGTGTGGAACTTGATACTCGGTGTTACACCATGTCAGCGACAAATGAGCACATTTCACGCTCTCAACTACCTGTTCCAGTTCTCCCCGCAGCCGTTCGTTCTCTTTCTGTTCCTTTTGGAGTTGATCGCGAAGTTGCTCTTCAATTCGAATACTTTCTTCGCCGTAACCCTGCCAATAATCGCGTTCGTTTATTAGCCTCTCTATCTCCCCCTGCTGCTGTTCTACAAGGGTTAGGAGATAGCGGAGCCATTCGGGGGCGTTGGCGATGAAATGAGCTAATTCAACCGTCTCGCATTCTGCAATTACATTGCAGTGTTCCTCTGTTATGCGGTCAATTTCGTATACATTTGCTGAATCGACATGACCATCGAAGTTATCCCATTCTTGACCTTTCGTTACCTCTAGCGCCTTCTGTATCTCTATCCTTGGATCGTTAGGCATGATCGGCCTCCAGTCCGGCGAGACGAATTAACTCATCGACGTTTTTATTTAGGCCTTCTTGCGAGTCGTGAAGAACAGAACTCGGATACCGCCATTTTGCCAACTTATACTCCATGATCTTGCGTACTACTTCACTTGGAGCTTCCTTGACTACATAAGCGCCGGCATTTGGTACTGTAACGAGCGAGTATCGAATCTTCCAAGGCTTAACGACGGCGTTTTCGGGGATATATACCGCGCTTTCCGTGATGATGTCGTCTCTTCCGTTCAATGTAACTTCCGTCAGTTTAATCATTCTGTCTCCTCCTTCTGCTCACCGCTATGGGAGATGGCTGCACGGGCGATTACAATCGGATCATCCATGCACCATTGACGGTCAGGAATCGTTGCGATTCTCTCCAGCGCCTCCCTATACCGTCCCTCTGCTGCCAATAAGCGCTCGACTTCTTGCTCCAAGTATCTCGCTCGATCGACTACTGACTTAACGAGGAGCTTGTCATCGTGATATACGCTCCATTTGTCCAGCAGCTTATGAGCGAACTGATACTTGTCATCATTGAGTACCCGCCCCTCTGCTGCTCCCTCTGGGAGGGATGGGAGAGAAGATGCAACTCTTTCAACGATCGATGCATACAAACGTCGTGGATCCTGACCGGCTTTTNCAAGAATGCAGAAATCGTATGGATGATACTCAGCCGGGTGACTTAACTGCATGCCGCATTCTTGGCAGATGGCTCGTTTAGCGTCACTCATGATTGGTTGCCTCCTCGATAAGTTCTCCCTTAACCAATTCAGACTCGTTATCGCATGACGGACAGATGAACGATGAATAATCTTCCTCTTCCTGAATGAAAAATATTTCTCTTTTGTATGTTTTGAGGGTACGAGCATTCCAAGCATTCGGGTAATGTTTCTCCTTGCAATATGGACATGTGTACTTACGTGCCATATGGTTGTCTCCTTATCTAGAGGGATGGACTCTATATCCATCCTCTATGGGGTGATGATGTTAATGGCTTGGTACGGCTGCCGCTTCGCTAGGTTGTTCGGTCGTCTCGGAGTGTTAAGGCGTTTGTTCTCGCAACATGTTTAGCTGTCTCTCGAAAGAGACTGATAGCTTATATAGCTCGGCATACGACCTTTCAACATGCTCATATAGCGCTTTGTATTTATCCCGTTCATTGCGAGTGGCGATCAATTCATCTTGAATCTTCAGAACAACATCGATGTGATTCTTGATCTTGGCTTTAAGTTCCTTAACCTCGTTGATTGATTCAATGTCGCTCGGAGTCGCCAGTAACCAAAACAGTTTTCTATCCCCGTTTACATCCCATCCGCCATTTGGATCTTTTCTTACTAGAATCTCTTTGCATCCTTCATCGACCATGTCTTGCACGATTTGACCGACTTTATAATCGTAATCACTTCCGTTGTGGCTGCTCATTTTTGCATCTCCTTCATCATGTTATCTATTTGCTTTATGCCGGCAAGGAACGGGAAGACTTGGTATGGGTTGACGGCATTTCCGAGGGCTTTGAATCGAGGTTCGTCCAATTCTCTGGGAACCCCATCATCTGCTCGGCAAAGCAAGGATTCATCCTCTTTCCGAAATAGAAAGTCATTAGCTCCACCATTGTAAAACTGAAACTCACTCCAGATTTTTGGCGCTTTTGGTGAACCTTTCGTATTGAGTCTTGGGAAAATCGAAGGTGTCTCCCACTGCTCGCTGTTAGAGTAGGCAATAATGAAGACTCTTCGTCTTTCGTCGAGGGCGCCGACGCTGACAGCCGGAATATCAAACGGTTGCGCGGTGTACCCGAGGTTTCCCAAGTCAGATAACGTCTCGTCGAGCCCCAATGTGACGTGACCAATAACATTTTCACCAAGGAACCAACTGGGTCTGATNGTTTCAATAAGTCGGCATACCTCTGGCCAGAGAGCACGGTCATCTTCCGCGCCTTCTCGCTCCCCATAGAGACTGTAAGGCTGGCAAGGGTATCCTCCGTGAATAAGGTCAATTGTTCCGATTCCATCCGCTTCTAACCTCTCTTTCGTGAGCGTACATACATCGTCGTATATGGGTACGTGAGGCCAATGCTTCTTGAGGACTTGCTGTGGGAACGGCTCTCTCTCGCAGAACGCCACCGTCTCTATGCCGGCCCATTCACATGCGAGGTCGATTCCACCAATTCCGCTGAATAGGCTTAAGGCCTTCATGCTCTTCATCCTTTCTCCGTCTCGACCGAATCCGCTTAACGAAGTGGGGGCCGAAGGATGTCCGTCCTACTTGGGAGTAATGGATTAAACCCTTATACGGCCCCCGCCTTCGGCTGGGATTATTCGGTCGGTACGGGGGCGCAAGCGCAAATTCATCGTGCGTCGGTCCAAAACGTGGACCTCGTGTTGTTATAGGTGATGACGATTCCATATTTTCGAAAATGTCGTTCCAAGATTCCGAAGAACTCTTGGTTCGGATAGATCATCGGGCGATGTCTTTCGAACGGGTCTTTGTTGATGTTGATCTCATACGAGTAATCGTTACCTTCACTTTTGATGATGCGATATGCCGATCCGATCTTCACCAGTTCAGCGTTTAAATCGTCTGCCATTTCTTGAGTGATTGGGTTCATTCCCATTTCTCCTTTATGCGCCTATGCGCTGTTATTGGAGGCCCGCCGCGACCTCTCGTTCTGCCTTCTTCCATTCGCGAAGGTATTTCAGCAAAGTGTTTCGCGTCATGTTCACTCGCTCGCATATCTGATCTTCGTTCAGACCCTCGTTCACAAACTGCAGGTACTTCTCTCGGGTGATCTTGGGCTTCTTGGTCCCGCCGACCTTGCCGAGCTTCTTGCGCTTCTGGCCTCCTAGGGCAGGCGGTAGGGGCTTGGCTAACTCGGATAGCGGTTGATACACTCGGTCCGGCTTCCCGAGTTCCATCCCGGGATTTTGCAGGACTCTATTAAACTCCCCTGGCGGGAGCTTCCAAACCTTAACCGGTCCGATCATCTGTAAGCCTCCTTGATCTTGTATTGGGTCCGTCCATGCTTAATGCGATTCCGCCGCGATCCGGTGCTCTAAAGGGGCTCCTAGGTCGTAATAGGCGATCTCGTAAAGTTGGGATGGTTTTGCTAGTTTCCAGTTCATCCGGACACCTCTAATCCATGCAAAAATATCCTCTGCCAATCCGTTCGATGTCGTCCTCGGTTGCCGGGGTAACGACGAATGCTTTATCACCGATGACAATGACCGTTTCTTCGCCTTCCTGTAGTTCATGAAGCTGTTCTAAAACTCTCAATCTATTACGCTCCTTGTTTCTTCTTACTTGGGGGATTAATAATGGCGGCTACTACAGCGCTCTGGAAGGCTGTCAGATCGATTGGACGTGCGCTCCGCTCCAAGTACACTGCCCGAGCGATTTGAGCCAGCACGAAGGCGTCACGGACGTTGTCAGAGGGATGTTCGAATCCCCACCGCTTGAAGATGTGAACCGCAAGCTCGTCCTTCTTTGCGTTTCCCTTTGCTCCAGCGAATTTCTTGAGCGCGGCCGGCGCGACTTCGATGTAATCCGTATTGCCGTCAAACAATCTCATCCGGAGCCCCCAGCCGATGCCATACTGGATGTCTACCGCTCTGCCCTTAGCGCCGTATGCGAAGCCCTCGATAGCTGCTTGGTCACCGTGATCCAGTTGGAAGTCCACTTGCTCGATGATGTCGAGCATCCGGCCCGGGTCCGTCCCCTTGGCGGTGATCTCCATCGTGTCGATTACTTCGCCGTGCTTGTCCAAGATGACGAGTCCGGTTTTGGTGCTTGGATCGATTCCTATGAATCTCATTTGCCAGCACCTCGATTCATATTCGCGCTGATCATCGTCGCTACGATGCGCGGGTCCATTTGATACTCTTTCCCCAGCCTCACCGCCAGGGATGAGAGTTCAACGATCGTTCCGAAAAAGCTCTGCACCCCTTCGATGGACTGACGAGTCTGCCGTTCAATCTCCCGTATGTTAAGTCCGGTTCCTTGGCTCATTCTCTTGCCCTCCGTTTCGTTTTCACTTCTTCCTCTGCTGCTACTTGCTCCCAAAGCATTGCAAAGTGCTCTTGCATATAAGCCCGTATCGAGTCACTGTTTGCTGCGTTTGTTAACCGCATCTCGCTGAACATTTGCCGGGCCATGTAATCGAGCGATTGGAGCTTGCTCTTCAGCAGAGGTTCCCAACTGTCCCAGACTTCGTGTATGCTATCCGGAATCTTCATGATCAGAACCGCATATTGTTAATCCGGTAATCGTTACCTTCGAACTTGAACGACTTGGTGTTCATCATCATCCGGGAGAAGTTGCGAGGGCCTACCTTCCGACCAAGATCCTCCGACGATAGGTTTGTGGTGTAGAGGGTATGCCGGCCGCTTCTGCCGTCGATGATTTCAAACAGTTTTTCGGTCGCCCAACTGTCCCCCTCTTCTTCCTTCCGAACCTTCTCAGCTCCGATATCGTCCAAGGCGAGAAAGTCCACTTTCGAGAGCACATCCAGCAGTTCAGCCTCCGAGAACTCGCTGTTGCGCTGGTAAGTGCTCTTGATGATCGTCAGCAGCTTCGGTACGGAGATGAACACGGCGATAAACCCACGTTCTTTCAGGCGCTTGCATATGGCGTATGAGAGGTGAGACTTACCCAGACCGTACAGGCCGGCGAATAAGAGATTTCTTGGCTTGTCCAGTTCAAACGTCTCTGCGTACTCCTTGGACAATTCGAGCGCCTGACGGAGGGTTTCGTTATTAGCTTGGTAGCTTTCGAAGGTCGCTTCTTCCAGGTCTGGGTTAACCGTGCTGTACCGCTCGACCATGTAATTAACCTTCGCTCTCTGCTGCTGTTGCTTGGCTTCACGTGCTTGCTCGTTCTCCCAGCAGACGCAACCACGCTTTTGCCTGATGATCTGCCCTTTGTTCGGGCCGCCGATAATTGGCACCTCGACCGTGATGACTTCGTTGCCGCAACCTTCGCAGATATGCCGTCCTATCTCAGAAGCCGAAGTTAATTCCGGCATAAGGGTCTTCAGGACGTCCCCCAGTTCTTGCATTCCGTCCACCTCGCTTGTCCTTTAACTCGTAGATACTTTGCCACCCGTTCAAAATGGACTGCTCAAGAATGGCTATCTTGTCCTCGTCGCTGGAAGCGAGCTTGTCCAAGTTGCCGAGTAACAAGGTGATCGCTTTATCCGTCATTGGCTTCTTGATCTTCTTCCGGAATTCGGCAAAGGATTCCAAAGATTCAATCAATCCAACATTCGACGTGTAAGCGGAGAAGGTCTTATCTTTAATTTCTTTTCTTTTACTTTCCTTTACTTTACTTTCCTTTAAAGCATCGTTTTTCGATGCGTTCGCATTGCCAACGCAATCCGATTGCACTTCAGATTCGGAAGATTCCTTACTTGGCGCGGGTTCTCGGCTCCACCTAGCACGAGCAGACTGACGTGCCTTTTCGGACTTCAACTCCCTTTCCTGCATCCTTCGAAGCAGAGAATCGCTCCAAAAATAAGATCCGTCCGATGCGAATAACTCAAATTCGGATACGCAATCATTGATAAACTCTTGCGCTTTTGATGCGTCGCATTGCATTTGTGATGCGAACGCATGGTAAACGTATTTCGAACGCATATCCAACTTGAAGTCGTTAGCCTCGCGAAGCATCTCCACGATAATCCAGTACCATCCGTAGCCTTCCGCTCCGTAGACGCTTCTCATGGCCGATATCTTCGGATCAGTCCGAGCATTCGCGTCGTGAGAGAAGTAGTAAGCCTCCTTCACCGCTTGTTCACCTCACGCTGCTTTAGCAGCCATTCTCTTCCCACTCGGGTATAATCCGCCCAATGATGACACGTATGAGAGTCAGTGGACGGACCGCAGAGGATAACAATATCTGCGGCCGTTACGCCCTCTTGTCCGTATCTCCAGCGCCGTTCCACGTGAGCTGCTTCCAGAGTCCAGGCTTGTCCTTCAGCCTTGCCACAGCGTTCACAGCGACCGCCAGAGCGTTCCCACGCCATTGCATAGACTGGCTTGGTCACTTGGCCCCGCTGCTTGGCTGTCTTGCTCCTACGCTTGTGCTTGGGCTTCGGAACGGGTCGCAACTCGAACGCCATCGCCAACCACCGCCTCTGCGAAGTCGATTCGCATCTTGAGTTTTAGAGCGTGTATCTCTTCGATCATGCTCTCGTGTGCGTTTCGCCAACGCCGACTATCCTCGTATGCTTGGGCTTCGCGCTCTCTCAGTTCGCTTACAACCAATTCAGCATGCGCTTCCTTCGGTCTAGGAGCCGCGATATATGCTTCGGCATAGGTGCGCTTACGTTCGGCGTACACGCGCTTGTAATCGCCGTCCAGAACGCTAGAGACGCGGCCGACATACACCAAGCATTTCGCCAATAGTTCAATCTTCTGTATTAGGGCAGCAGGGTTATCTTCGGGGAGGCTGTCCGCCTCCCGCCGAAGTCTCGTAATCTCGTTAAGATGGGATAATAGATTCATAGGTTAGAAGGGTAGATCGGAGTCATCAATGTCGATAGGCTTGCTATCATTTGCAAAAGGATCTTGATTAGAGTGACCTTCGCGGTTGGCCGGCTCCAGGAAGCGCACGTTGTCGGCGATTACCTCCGTCACGTAGATGCGGCGTCCCTCGTTGTTCTCGTAGTTGCGTACCTGAATGCGGCCCTCGACGGCAACGAGTTTGCCTTTGCGAACGTAGTTGGCAACCGTCTCGGCCAACTGACGCCACATAACGACCGGGAGAAAGTCAACTTCCTTCTCGCCATCACGGGTAAACGGACGATCGACCGCAAGCGTCATTTGGCCAACTGCAACGCCGCTTGGGGTATATTTGAGATCAGGGTCCTTAGTCGTTCTTCCGATCAGTACAACTCGATTAAGCATTAGCTTGTTCCTCCTTCTTCTTGATGCCTTCGATCAATATTTGCTCCATTTTCGGATAATCACGCTTTTTCCCCAATTGATCCGCTACCCACGTATCGAACCCTTCGTCAGACCCTTTATAGAGTTTGTACTTAGCCTTAAGGGAGGCTGGCGGTTTATTCTGTTGATCCTGTTTCTGATCCCCTTCGCGCTGTTGCTTTGCGTCCAATTCCGCGCTGCTGATCTTATCCGGATCCTCTCCGGTTGGAATGGCGAATGTTCGGAGCAAGAGGTATTTGTAGCTGTAGGTCATCGCCTTGCCAACACCCTTATCCTGTGTATCCGCACCTGTACCGGAACTCACAATGATCTCCGATTCACCCGTTTCGATATCGATGATTTTGTACTTTGTATCAACGGTGGAGAGTGTTCCGTCACGGTGATGCGATTGTTCAATTGGGAGGATGACAAGCCCGTTCTTTATAAGGCTTTCACGAACCGTGGAGGTTACTTTCTCTTCGGAGATTGCCTTATACTTCGTGTTCCCGAACTCCACCTTGTCATCTTTGGAGAGGTAAGATACATCTTGCATGACAGCGCTGATCTTTTTGTACAGAGATGGGGCGCTCATGACCCCACCTCGACGACTACAGAATCCGCCTGTTCCTCGACCTTGACTCCATCGAGTACAGCGCCAGATTCAGGGTCAACTACCTGTCCGCCAACAACCTTGACGGATTTCTTAAGATCAACCTTGTTCGGTTCCTCTTTGATCCGGATAAGATCGATTCGGCCTGCCGACTTAAGGCTCTCAACAAGAGTGGCGTCGTCATAATGCCATTTCGGCTGTTGCTTCCTGAACTTCACCGTTCCGTATGGTGTGGAAGCCTTCGTCCATTTCGGGTCCGCGTCCCGTTGATTGAGCGCATACAAGCCGAGCTGCGACTCAAAAAACTGCTTGTCCAACTCTAGCGCAGACTTCTCGCATTCAAGCCAAGTGCGAATCCGGTGCAATTCTGCTTCGGCCAGCCGTTCGGCTTCCTTCTGCTTCGCCTCGATTGCCGCCAGTTTGCGCAGCGCCCAATTCACTTGATCGATCGTTTCAATTCGGAACTGCTCACGCTCTTCCGGAGCTGGGATACCTTCAAATTCGTTCAGTTGATATGCGTTCAATCGAATCACCTCAGTAGGTTAATTGGTCCGTCCCGGCGATGATGAACTTGCCGTTCCATTGCGAGAAGCACGTATCATCGCAGTACAAATCTCCGTCTTCACTTTCATAGCAGCGATCCCCGTTAAAGATCGGTTTCCCGCAGAAAGCATAATGGCATGTACCTACTTGTGCCGCCGGCTTGTCCTGCGGGTCAGGGAGCCCTTGCGAGAAGCGGTCCAGATTAGGCATTGTCAAAGCCGCTCCTTTCGTGATAGTATTGCGGTAACATTTTTTGGACGCGGCCCGACTCGGCTCCTACCCCGAGTTTGGGCCTTTTTCATTTCCCTGCTAAAGATCCGATCGCCAGTTCCTTGACGATACTCGTATAAATCTCTTTAAGCCGTGGATCGCTCTCGATGACGTCCATCTTGTTTGCTCCGTCGATCTGCGTCTTAGTTGCGCCGGAATCTTGTAGGCGGGTTTTAAGGTTGCGCAGTCTGGC